CAAGTCCTGTTTCTTCTCCCTCCTCTGCACCCACGCAAGCACCTGAACCCATTCCTGACTCTCCTACTGTCCACACAGAACAGACAGAAGCCGCTTCACTGGCAGTAGACGATCCATTATCCGGCGGATTATCCGAATCACAATCTATACCGCCCGTTATTCATATAGCCGATACAACTCCATTCCCAGAATCTGTAGTAGAACAGGACACGGATAAAAAGGAGACCTCTCCGGTCCCGCCACAAATGATTATATTGGATGAAAAACCATCTGTGCGTTTTGGACAGTTTGACGCCGTCTTTGATTCTGATCATCCATCCGATTCGGATATGATCTATGATCCAAAGGAAAGTGAAACAGAAGAGGGGGTTCCGGATCTAGAAATCATGGAAGATAACGGTGTCCCTCTTTCAGAGGGTCTTGATTTTGATTCCTTTGAAAATAATGAACCTAGTGCGATGGGATCAAATGACTATGAAGAGTTGTAAATATAGTGCGGTTACAATGGATGCGTTTTTTCCACATAAATGAAATAATGACACCGTCGTGGTTTCCGTGGATTGTGGTGGGAGGATTACTGTTTACGATTCTCGGATTTATCGGAACCAAATACAAAGATAAGGACTATAAACCCATACAGTCGTTACAGGATTTCATTAGTGGTAGTATTCTAGTTGCATTTACAGGGGTATTAGCGCCCGATTTGTTTCCATCCGTGGATATGATTCCTCAATTGCCTGCATCATTAACGGGCGGAAGTATTACGGATGATTTGGATCTACAAGTGGGTCCACCTCGACTAATTCGTTCATAAATTTATTCTTCCTTCATAGAAAGATTTTTCATGCCACCAACTATTTTTGATAGTTCATTAATTACACAGCGCCGTAAAATGAAAGTCGAAGCAGGCTCCTATCTAAATCGTATGCAAGGGAGTCCATCCGCTCCAGGTTATGCAACTCGACTTGGAATTTATGATCAATCCATTATTAATTCAATTAAGACAGGAAACATGGCTTTCTACAAAAAGAAAAACACAGGTTGCGTAGAGGTTAGCAACGGATGCCCTTGTCCACCACTCGTTGAGGCGCCCTGCTGCCAAACCGATTAATCTGCATCAGTCTACAGATTAAAATACATTAGAATTATTATTACTATTTCTTATGTATTTCATTTGATTTCTTATTAGAATATTATACATTAATTGAGGCAATATACATGCTCATCTGCTGGGATAGGTTGTTTCCATACAAACCCCTGAAAGTAGTGTAAATGGAGTTGTTCTTGTGGAACGGCGGAATGGACGTATTTCGCGATATGAATGTAAAGATCAAATCCTTCGTATCGTTCTTCTCTATAACGGTTTTCATACACGGTTTTACCACTGTCATCCACCGTCCATTTCCATAATAAGTTATACAGAGGAGATACCGTTTCATAGACGATCCACGAACCTTCTTCATTCAATACTTTCACATTCCTTCCCTTCTTTGTTGCGGGGGGGTTTTCAAATAATCCGGATAATAGACTAACGGCCAATCGACATAAATCAAATGATGGATTGGGCTCTACAACTGGCTCTTTTGGGTTTAGAAAGGGTCCATAATTATACTGTCCCGCTGCATCTTCATTGGGTAGAAAATCGTCTGAAATCCATTGATTCTTTCCAATCTGGAAGGTGGAACGTCCAAAATCAATTAAACTAAAGATCTTACCATACGTAGGAATACGCCATATGGTTTTTCCTTTGAGGCGATAATACAAAAAGGCCCTATCTGTCTCTCGCCAAACAATGTTATTGGTATGCAAATCATTGTGCACAAAGGATAGAGTATTTTGTAAAAAAGTGAGCATGGCTATGACTTGAAATAACCATGCGATCCATCGTTTTTCCCATTCCACGGATCCTATCTCGTGTCCATCCAATTCATCTACATCTAATAATTCGTCCATTACACCCTCTTGAGCCTCTTGAACAATAATGGATACTGGAATGTGTGGAACCTGTAGCATAATATCGAATGATTCAGACCACGATACCGTAGAAGAGTCTGATTCAGAATCCGATTCACTATCTGTATCTTCTTTTCGTATAAAAGATCCATTGATCGGATCCGCCTCTGGAAGATCAAGTTCATCGATCGCTTCGAGTTCGTTCTCTACGTTGATCTCTGTAAACTCCACATTGCTGATATCCTCTAATTCAGCAGGATTGATTTCTTCCTTTGAGTCGATCTCATCACCACATTCGGATAGAGAAGACTGTGAGGAGTGAGAAGATCGAGAAGAGTGAGAAGAAAGAGAGGAGCGAGAGGAGTGAGAGGAGCAAGAAGAAGCGGATGACTCGGATACATCGTCCAAAAAGTGGCTCGGAGGTTGAGTTAGATCTTGATAGAGTTCTTTAAAGATGGTCTGATCTCTCATAAGTGGATCTCGATAAATAAGTGTAATACGGGAATGGTAATCTTTCAATGCTTTCCAGAACCACGAGCGGTTACGATAGGTATCGTATTCACCTGTAAGGTTATAAGAGTAGGATGAACTGATTCCCGTATAGGACCCGTAATAGAATACACCATGGGGTAGCATATTCTTTTCACGGATACGACTAAGAATGTAATTTGCAACATTATCTACATAGGCTTGATTGAAGGGGCGATGCAGTTTTTCAATGGTATGTAACCATGGAGAAGAAGACGGTAGAAGTGGATGGGATACAGAGGTATATTTTTCACGTATGCGATCCATTGGATGAATAAGATGAACTACTTTCATAAAGGCACGACATGGTTCAGAAGATCCATCCGTGGATGTACGAATTACATTCCAATATCGTGAGCGCACATCACTTGGATCAGGCGAGATCCATTGTTTGATGGTGTAAAATGAAGGTAATTCTAATTCGGAGATGGGTTCATCGGATCGATCTTTATTAAATTTATCAAGGGCTGGAAAGTAGCGTTGTAGGTGCGAGTAATGAGACAATGTGGATCGTTCGTCATCATCAATGGGACGATATCTACATTTTTCACGTAATAGTGACTTCCATAGGGGTTTCATCTCTTTGAGGATCAGACTTAGGGATGTGTCTCTTCAGCGCACTCCAAAAAAATGGAGGGTAGTAGGTATAACAATGTCAGGTCAGGGCGGAGTCAATGTAAATCTCCGGAAGTTTTCAATGAAAGCCATTCCACAGGATGCGGTTGTTATTTTTATTGGTCGTCGTCGTACAGGAAAATCAACCCTTGTCAAGGATCTATTGTTTCATCATCAAGATATTCCAATGGGATGTGTTATTTCAGGAACAGAAGAGTCAAACGGATTTTTTAAGAAGATTGTGCCTCCTATGTTTATTCATGGAGAATACAATCCGATTATTTTGGCAAACTTTGTTAAACGACAGAAGTTGGTTGCTTCACGATTAGAGCAAGAGAGAGAAAAAGGAATTCGTTCCAATATTGATGCACGTGCATTTATGATTTTGGATGATTGTATGTATGATGATTCATGGACACATGACAAAAATATTCGTTATTTATTCATGAACGGTCGTCATTTGAAGGTCTTTTTTATTATTACGATGCAGTTTCCACTAGGTATTCAGCCTGCATTGCGAACCAATGTAGATTATACATTCATTTTGAGAGAGCCTTATTTAACCAATCGTCGACGCTTATTTGATAATTATGGTGCCGCTTTTCCATCCTTTGAATTCTTCTGTCAAATGATGGATCAATGCACTCAAAATTATGAGTGTCTCGTCATCAATAATGCAACACAGAGTAATAAATTGGAGGAGATGATTTTTTGGTATAAAGCCGAAATTCATGGAGAATTCAAACTAGGATCCCCCGATTTATGGAGACAGTCGGAATTGATGTCCCGTCAGAGAGAAGAGGAAGATGCGGATCAGTATGATCCGCGTGCGAATATGAGATTGCGTGGTCCAACCATTAATGTGAATAAGAGATTTTAAAACCGAATAGAAGAATAGAAAGCGTATAAGAATGAGAAATAAGGCACTAAGTTTGGGTTCGATGTTTATTCTACTTGTATTAGTGATCGCAGTATTACCATTATTTATTAAGTTTTTGTCGCGAATGGAACCTCATTTTGTTATATCAGGATTCCAAGATATTCATGCCGCATCTGCCAATCAGAATGAGGATCGTGTAAAGTCTGTCGCATCTATCGGTGATACTGCAAAGTTGCCCGTTTGGAGGCCTGATCCAAATACAGATTATATCTGTCGCTCCCCCAATGGAAGTGACCAACCCTGTCCCGAAGGAACGTTTTGCGATGGTCCAACCCAATCCTGCGTAGCGAAATATGTAGGAGGACCCGTGCCTACGGAGGGATATTATGCGTAAACATAATCCGATATTTATATCATGATCAATGAATCACAGCATATCTTATAGGATACATTGTGATTGATTTGAATCTTTTGGTGAATTACAAATGAACCATAGAGCGTAAGATTTCTGTCTTTTCATGGCGAAGACGTTTTGCCAATTCTTGCATGAGATCGATTAATTTATCCAAGAATGCATACATGGTATATGCAATAATGATTCCACCCGATGCTTCGCGTAATAGAGAGTAGTTGAAGCCATAATATCCATCTAAAAAGAATGGCATATTTTTAATCATGACTCGAAGCCCATAAAATACAACACCAATCGATCCAAAAATCAACCCTAGAAGCGCGATCAACCGAATCGTGGAGATTTCTTCTACATTCTCGGAGGGAATGATGTCATTTAACAGGATGGATAATACAGATCCAACAATAAAATACAGAACAGAAATCAAAAAGATGGAGGAGACTTTGACAGTATAAAATCCAATCGAAGGCATATTCTATTTTACAAAAGATTAAAATACAGGATAAACGACCGATTTACAGCGACCAAACCAATACACTAACTCGGAAAAGGTGCTGATACGACTTCCAATGAAATAAGCGCATTTCGATAAAGTAAATGCTTTTGTAATTGCATACTGAATGGGGTTCAAATAGGGCAAATGGGATAAAATAATGATTGATCGTGATGGATAGGTCTTGCTCAGATGATCAATATAGTCAGGAAGACAGTTTGGATTATCAATGGAGATGACAAAGGTCTGAATCTCAGGATGTTCTTGAATCACTCGCGCAATCGTTTGTTGATAGACTTCCGACGAGTAGGGGCGATGGATATTGACCTCATGCGAGGCTGTCCATGTTCGAATTGATAGTCCTAATGCGACTTGAGAGGAAAAGGCTTTATGCCATTGATCTACTGTCTCCATCACAATGGGTTTCCATTTGATTTTATCGATCGACTCAAAAATGCGTTGACGAACATATGGATGGACAAGTGAGGGATCATAATACCAGTCAATTCGGTTCCTTTTGGAGAAATACCAATGAAATAGCGTAGGATGTATAGGATCAATGGTTACCTCTTCATTGGGAAGATCATTCTGTATGGCCTCTTCGTAGTATAATAACAGAAATCGACAAGTATAGACTCGAACAACCTCCTTCGAGGTCACCTGATTTTGATAAATAAAACGATCCTCTAAAATGGTATCATAATTGCCATACACATAATCAGGTGCACATACAATTTTAACATCATCATTAATACTTAACATCGTGATGAGACATTTTAAGATATTTCCAATTCCAAGACGATCATGCTCATACCCTTTAATGACGAACTGATAATTCTCCATGATAGCGTATGTTATTTTATTTTTTTAACTTTAACGAGCAATTTACTCCTTTGAGTCCTTCGACTCCTCTTTTGAGTCACTATTCTCCTCTACCTTCTCAATGGTAATAGATGGTTTCTCTAATTTACGTTGTAGAGCCAAATCACCTTGGCTACCAAACATACCACCATAGGTATCGGAGACACTTGCGGATGAAGAATTTGTATTCGCGCCAAAGACCTGCTTCGATGACTTGGTTCGTTGCTCAAAGAACTGTTCGCGCGAATCCTCGTTCTCACGATACTTCTTCATCAGCGTATTCAATTGATCATTGTTATACTCTTGATCCTTCACCTCGTGAGGATTGGGGTCCCATGGAGTCCATTTACCCACTTCGGCCATAAAGATGTTATGGTATTTGTCCTTGTTTTGTAGTTTCTTCGCCTTGATTTCTGCCTCTTTCACATTGCCAAATACGCCACGGACTTTGAGACCACGCATGCTGGTTCGAAACTCATTGGCAACGTAAAACTCCTCCTCCAACTTAGCCTTTTGTGCAAAGATGAAATCCTCGTAAGCCTCTACAATCTTTGTCTTTTGAATATCGGCACGATTCTTTTGAACAAATGATTGATAGCCAGACAGAACATCATCCAAACGAAGACGATTCTTACGACAGATCTCCGCCGCATCAAATTGATCTGCCTTCTCCAACTCTTTCACACGGTCATCCAATTGCGAGTTAATCTCTCCCACCACATCGACAAGATACTTCTCCAAGTTCTTCACTTTCCATTCCACTTCATATGATTCCAAGAACTTTTTAAAGAAAAAGAGTTCCTTTTTGTCCAAAACTTTCTCCGGACTCAAAAAACTTAGTAGCACAAATCGCTGGCCAGGAATCTCAGTATCCTCGTCCAAGAAATCTTCTACTACGGTATTTGCTTTCAGATCGTTACTCATTCTCTGCTGAATACGGTGTTATAAGACATCTTTAAACTCAGTCGTCACAATGTGATGAGTTTTTTTCTTGAGAAGGAATATAGAAGAATGCTGAGCTACGGATTTGCCGAAATTGTTAACCGCGTGATCAAGTATCTGATTGAGGGTCTGGTGGTTGCCGCCGCCGCTATTTTTATTCCCAAGCATGCTCTGCCACTGAATGAGGTTGCCACTCTGGGTGTCCTCGCCGCTGTTGTCTTTGCCATCCTGGATGCTGTTTCACCATCCATGGGTGTCACTTCACGTCAAGGCGCCGGTCTGGGTCTGGGCTTCAAACTGGTCGGATTCCCAGCGTAAGGTTTTAGTATGAATGACTATTTATAGAATGTATCCTATACTATCGTTGTCTATATTACAGTATGAATGAAATCGTAAGATTTTTTTTGAAGAATCCTACGAATTCAACTTGAATAGGAGCCCTCTTTCCTTTGTATTTATCAAAATAGGATACCTCTAGATAGATGGCGAGTGTAGGAGATCGTACCCTTATCCATTACTCTAAGGGAAAGATACCAAAACTTTCAAATAATATGAGTACACAACGTTATCTGATGAAGCACACAGGTAAACCAATGGGGTTTTGGTATGCCTATGGAAACAACTGGCAAGAATATATCATCTCTAACCCTACAGAGAAGCGTACAATCGAAAATACAACATTTCGCTATGAATTCACTCTCCCAGAAGAGATATTTGTAACAGAGGTCGAGGATGCTACACCCGATACCATATTGCAAGTATCAAAAGCCAATCTAGATTCTTTTATGCAGAAGTTTGTAAAGGAGGAGCATCGATATAAACCCCATGAGGTGGTAAAAAGTGCATTTGAAGATCGGATAAATAGTGGAAAAAAAAGTCGTGTGGTGGATGAACTTGCCGCAAAAAATGAAAAATTCAAAGCGGAATTACCGACTCTTACTAAAAAATCATCGGCTTCCGTCATGAAGAAAATTAAAAAGGACTATCCATCCTTACTTTCTAGTTATACGCCATCTGTTCAGGCATTACAAGAAGATCACATCATTAATTATGAGTGGGTCTTCTTTTGGGAGGATGTTTCCAATGCCATAGGAGGTATTGAGTTTCAAAGCGACTTATTGGATGTGGATGAATGGGATGGTATTTGGCTCTCATGGTCAAGAGTACTTAGTATTAAGTCAGGTGTTATTTTTCGTCCAACCAAATTTCGCGACGGTATACTTCAGGAGCAATTAAAAACCCAATACATGAATGGAGGCAATAAAAGAGGAGGTAAACAAACCCGTCGTAAACGAAGAGGTATCCGAAAGACAAAACGCCACTCGCGTAGATAATCTCTATTGAGATCCCTCCTGCCTTGTTTGATCCATCATAAAAAAGAGTTGTAGTCCCTCTTTGAATAATCGAACGTCGCTCAGTAATTTTCGAGCTAGTGACTTTGTATCTCGTTTACGATAGGATGAAAATAACCATATGCTCTGATTATATTGTTTCCAGTTACGATACTGTTGATAATCGGAACAGATGGTGCGATAGATGCTAAATAATTCCTGTTTGTAGGCGCGATGTGTATCTGAGACAGAGACAGAGACAGGTGTAAATGACTCATCAAATACAAGTTTCATCCATTTGAGAAGGCGATCCATCTGTAAAAGATCGACTTCACGCTCATCGTCTGTTTCGATCGGAGGGGACGTGATTTTGGGGGAGGAATAAGATACCATATAGGAAGAGCATACGCGTTGAAATTGTGTGGTCATCATTGCATTCAATTGTTTCATCAGAAACGCATACAGCATTTCGGAGGAAAAAGGGATCGCCATCATTGTTTCTATTCTTCTGTCTGAATGATTTACAGAGTCGTTCTCACATATTGCCATCCCATGTCTTTACAGATCAGTTCCCATGTCTTATCCTGTAAATACAGTTTATCTCTGTTTTTTAACAGGGGGAAACAGGCTAAATATTCATCCATTTCGAGAAGTTCACAGAATTTATAAAGGACATAGCCATACGACAGAAAATTGCGTCGCCCCTTTGGACAATGCTTCTTAAAAGAGGGCTGGATTTCACGAAACATGTGACGAAGTTTTTCTTCGTCCTCGCGAGACATGAATGGTGCATTTTGTCCATTTAGACGATTGATAATATGGGGAATATGTTCATAATATTTGGAACATTTCATTTTTCTTAGAATCTCTCTCAACTTTGTGGGCTTCAGTGATCCCATATTCGTAATTCTCTCCTTTTTGAGTTGAATCAAGATTTCATCGTAAATTTCCTGTGGAATTTCTGTGCTTTCTTTGGCTTGAAATTGGGCCAACCACTCGTTAAAATGATTGATCTTCTTGTAAGCATAATAGGATACTTCGCGCGGAGGATCCTTGTAGGAGGGCTTATCGGAATCCACCAAAATAAATTCTTGGTATCCACATTTGGAGCAGGTTAGATTCGCCTCGTTCAAACACATAATCATTTCACTGTTGCACTTACTACAAATGGTCCATGGGTCATCATAAATATCATTGGTTGATCGTACCATAGATGGATCCTCGATCTGAAGGTATTCATTGAGGAGTTGATTGCGGTGTAGGCCTCCATCCATTTTTGGAGGAGCATCTTTTGAAGAGGGTTCCTTTTCTGGAGAATCGGAAGTAAGAGTCATCGAAGAGGAGGATTCCTCTTTTAGAGCAACCTCCTCTAAAAGAGCAAGAATGGATCCAGGTTTGGCCTTATTTGTTCGAGTGGTTGTAATACCTTGTTGAATCTGGTCTTGAACATCATAATATTGATAAAGTATATCGCCTGTTCGTAAATAATAATCCATTAATTCGCTACCATCTTCGATCGTCTTAATCTTCTTTTTAAGATGATCCGCGTCTCGCTCCAATCGCCATCGTTCCATATCCGAAGTCATTTCTAAAATTCGTCGTTCAAGTGATTTGAGTTCATTTTTATACTGTTCTACTTGCTTTTGATCATCTAACATGGTTTGAACCTTCTGTTGATGAATGGCATCTAATGTAGTTCGTGCTTCAGGATTACTTCGTTTCGAGGTTTTTACCTTAAAAAATGCACTGTCACCCATTGAGAAAACTTAATCGATACCTTGCGATGCCTATTTAAATGCTCCTTTTGTGAATACGATGAATAGGAGAGATTTCCGGCATGAATCATCTGGTTTTGTTTTATAGAGAAAAGAATTCATCCGTTTTATCGTGCGAATTCTTTTCTGTTACTATAATGTAATAGAT